GTAATTGGCAAAGCTTTCAGCGTTGTGGGCGATGTGGCCAGCGTTGTTTTAAACATTATGGCAAATGTTGTTGGAGCTTTGCGCGGATTAATTAACACAGCAATTGATCTTGTCAATGTTGCAATCCGTGGATTTAACCTCATCAAGCCGGGTGCAGACATTTCACCCGTTTCAAAAATTGGTGTTTCGGGCGGATCAAGCTCCACGGGTGGAATTTCCGTGCCAGCTGCATCATTGCCAAGCGGCTTCACATCAGGCGGAACAACATCATCAGCTGGTGGCACAACAGGTGGCGGCACAACCACAATTACCGGTGGCACAACAGGTGGCGGATCGACCGGCGGAACTCTTGGCGGTGCCGTCACAAAAATTGCAAAAGACACAAAAAAGGTTGTCGATGATGTTGCTGGAGCTTTTGACAATTTCACCAGCGGCACAACAACTTTGGCCGGGGTCATGGCAGCTTCAAATCAGCCATTTGCCTTTGGCACGTCGGGTGTTAATACCAACACGCTTGCTGGCATTTTAGCTGCATCAAATAAACCCAGCGTGACTGTCAATTTCAATGGGGTCACAACCGATCCGGAAGGCACAGCGCGTGTGCTGGTGGATACAATTAACAATTCTTACTACCGCGGCACAGGTGGCGCAACCAACCTGCAAATTGCATGAGCATTTTTAACCCAATTTGGAGAGTCAGAATAGGTGGCGTTGAGTACACCAATTTTGCTTTGGCGAATCTTTCGATTACATCAGGTCGGACAAACATTTATGAGCAAGCAAATGCCGGGTATGTCAATCTCCAGCTGATCAATTTAGATCAATCAATAATTGACATTGAAATCAATGATGCTGTGTCAATTGAATTGCAAGATTCAACAAACACATTTGTGCCAATTTTTGGCGGTACAGTCGTGGAATTTGACATCAACATCGCTGCATCGGGTGTTGTCGCGATCAATCAATCTGTGTCGATCATCGCTTTGGGTGCATTGTCAAGATTGCCAAAATCACTCACCGAAGGTGTATTAGTCAAGGATAACGATGGCGATCAGATTTACAGCGTTTTATCAGATTTATTGCTGAACACATGGAATGAAGTGCCGGGGGCATTGCAATGGAATACTTATGAACCAACAACCACATGGGCCAATGCTGAAAACATAGGATTGGGCGAAATTGATCGACCAGGTGAATACGAGCTGGCAAAACGCAATGCATCCACCATCGATGTTTATTCTTTGGTATCAGCACTCGCCACATCAGGATTGGGCTACATCTACGAAAACGCACAAGGCCAAATTTCCTATGCCTCAGCTTTGCATCGGTCAATTTATCTGGCTACCAATGGATACACCGATCTGTCAGCGGCTCAAGCAATTGCCAATTCGCTTTCAATTCAAACTCGATCCGGTGACATTCGCAACGACATCACATTGAAATACAAAGAAAATTCAACACTAGAGGTCACAGATAGTGATCCAGCATCGATTTTAGCGTATGGGCCATTGGCTCAAATCATTACAACGACAATCGAAAATCAAACCGATGCCGAGGATCAAGCTGCATTTTATCTAGGTTTAAGGTCATACCCACAGGCCAATTTTAGGCAAATTACTTTTGAGCTTACAAACCCGGAAATCGATGATTCTGATCGCGATTCATTGATCAACATTTTTATGGGTCTGCCATTGCGAATTACTGATTTGCCGTTGAACATGGCGGCCGGCACTTATCTTGGTTTTGTCGAAGGCTGGACATGGCGTGCCGCTTACAACACAGTATCGGTCACGGCTATTCTTTCCCCATTGGCATTTTCATTGCAAGCCATGCAATGGCAAGATGTCTCACCGGCAGAAACATGGAATTCAATTAGCGGCAGCCTAGATTGGGCAACCGCGTTAGTCGTAGCGTAAGGAGAAACAAGTGAGCAACCCGACCAATCCATTTTCGTGGCAAATGCCGACACCGACCGATTTGGTCACGGATTTGCCAGCAGATTTTGAGGTATTTGGACAAGCTGTGGCCACATCATTGGCAGATTTATTAGGTGGCACATCTGGACAAATTTTGGCAAAAAATTCAAACACCGACATGGATTTTGTTTGGATCGCAAATGATCAAGGTGACATCACCGGCATCACAGCATCATCTCCGTTAACAGGTGGAGGCACATCAGGTGCTGTGACTGTGGGAATTCAAGATGCAACCACAGCTCAAAAAGGCGCGGTGCAATTAGAAAATTCAACATCAAGCACATCAATCACAACGGCAGCTGTGCCGGCATCCGTGAAATCCGCTTATGATTTAGCCAATGGGGCAATTGCAAAATCATTGCTTGATGCAGCTGGAGATGTCATTTATGCAACAGCAAATGACACACCAGCACGATTGGGAATCGGTACGGCTGGCCAAGTGCTTACAGTAAATTCAGGCGCGACAGCGCCAGAGTGGAAAACACCTGCTGGCGGCGGTGGCGGCAAAGTTTTGCAAGTTGTTTATGCGTCTTACAACACAGATACCTCAAGCACCAGCGCAACTTATGCTGATACAGGATTATCTGCAACAATTACTCCAACGCTTGCAACAAGTAAAGTTTTGGTTTTGGTCGAACAAAATGGTTGTCGCAAAGAAGGTAACACTTCGATCAATTTGAAATTGTTTCGCGGTGCAACAGAATTACTAAAGTTTGCTGAACTTCTTGGCTCGACTGCTACAACCGCAAGAAATATCCTTGCCGCTGGAGCTTCCTATTTGGATTCACCTGCAACTACATCTGCAACGACTTACAAAACACAATTTGCCGCGGATAATGGTGCAACTGCCTATGTGCAAAACAGTACAGCTGCAAGCACAATCACATTACTAGAAATAGGTGCATAATGGACAATTTAAAATTAACTAAAGCAATTTTGCAATTAGTTCCTGACGCTGAATTTGTTTTATCAGGTACTGACATTGATAGCATAACTTGGTTGGATTCACGAACAAAGCCATCTAAATCAGCCATTGAAGAAGCTGCGAACAATTTGCTTCCAGATGCAGAACCAACGATTGAGGAAAAATTGGCTAGCGTTGGTTTATCGGTGGCAGACCTAAAAACCGCACTTGGGCTATAAGTGAAACACTTCACTGGGATGATTCATGAGTAATTTTCCACAAGGTACATTGCCGCGTTTGATTCAGGTTGCGCTGGCCGAAGTCGGCACAGCTGAAACAGGCAACAATGAGACAAAGTACGGCAAATTTATGAAGGCCGACAAGCTGCCGTGGTGCGGCTCGTTTCTTAATTGGTGCGCGGATCAAGCCGGTGTCAAGGTTCCAAATGTGGTCAGCACTCGCGCTGGAGCTGAGGCATTTAAGAAAAAGAATCAATGGCACGCAACACCAAAGATTGGCGATTTTGTTTTCTTTGACTTTATCATCGATGACAAGGAAACAATCAATCACATTGGGTTGGTAATCCGTTGTTCGGAAAAACAGATTGTAACAATTGAAGGCAACACATCAGCCGGCAAAAGTCAGCGCAATGGTGGAGAAGTCATGGTGAAATCAAGAGCCTTGGGAGCACGCTCATTTGTGGTGGGTTACGGCCGACCTACTTATGAGCCTTTTTCCGGTGAATTACCGGATCGACCAAAAGGAGAAAAATAATGGAGCAAGCAAAAGCAATTGCAGCATCATGGGCACGCTCATATATCGCGGCAGCTTTGGCCGTATATATGGCCGGCGGATCACTTGAGCAAATGGCAATGGGTGGCGTGGCAGCTGTTGTGCCAGTCATTTTGCGTTGGTTGAATCCAGCTGACAAAGCTTTCGGATCAACGGGGAAATGATCCCGAAACTACGCACGGCAGGTTTAGCTTTGATCCTTTCGCTAAGCCTTGCCGGGTGTGGTTATGACGGATGGGTTAGATACCCATGCCAAGAGCACGAAAATTGGAAAAACCCAGAGTGCCAAAAACCACAATGCAAAGTCACGGGAACTTGCACAGAGGATGTGATCGGTGATGGCTTCAAAGAATAAAGAGCGATTAAGCCAAGAGGACATCAAGGCACGGCTGATGTTTCTCATTGGATCGGTTTTGGCAATTGTATTTTTGATTGTGACTTTGGGCATCACTTATGCATTGATTTTCGTGACCCAGCCAATTGGGGCACAAGCTCCCAATGATGCAGCTTTCATCGATTTGCTCAAAACTTTGGCGATCTTTCTCACCGGGTCGTTGGGTGGAGTTTTGGCATCTAATGGCCTTAAAGATAAAACCACAAAATCAGAATATGAAAAAAGCATTGAAAGGCGTTTAGGCGGTAGCGACACGCCATGAT